GAGGAGTACAAGCGATGATACTGGATATGTCTCAGATCAGCGACAAGCAGGACGCTTTCCTGCGGGACGGACACCGGCATGTGGCCTATGGCGGGGCACGGGGCGGCGGCAAGAGCTGGGCCGTGCGCACCAAGGCCAAAATACTGGCCTGCGAGTATCCCGGCATTAAGCTGCTGATCGTGCGAAAAACCTACCGGGAGCTGGCCAACAACCACATTGACGTGCTGCGACCGGAGCTGCACGGCATTGCCAAATACAACAAGTCCGACAAGGTGTTCACCTTCCGCAACGGCTCCACGCTGGCCTTCGGCTACTGCGCTACAGACAGCGACCTGATGCAGTATCAAGGCGCGGAGTATGACGTGATCTTTCTGGACGAGGCGGGGCAGCTGCAAGAGGACTGGATCAAGAAGATCAACGCCTGTGTGCGCGGCACCAACGGCTTTCCCAAACGCACCTACTACACGCTGAACCCCGGCGGGCCTGCCCACGGGTATTTCAAGCGCCTCTTTGTGGACAGGCGCTTTGAGGACGGGGAGAGGCCGGAGAACTACAGCTTCATTCAGGCACTGGTCACCGACAACAAGGCGCTGATGGCAACCCAGCCGGACTACATCACGGAGCTGGAGAATCTGCCGCCCAAGCTGCGGGAAGCGTGGCTGTACGGCAGCTGGGATATCTTCGAGGGACAGTTTTTTGAGGACTTCCGGCCCGATCCGCCGGTCAAGCTGGCCAAGGACTTGGGCACCACGGTAGAGGAGCTGCGGAAGCAGCACAGATGGTGCCATGTGATAGAGCCCTTTGAGCCGCCCCGTGGGTGGAACATCATGCGCAGCTACGACTTTGGCTATGGAAAGCCTTTTTCTGTGGGGTATTGGGCGGTGGACTACGACGGTGTGCTGTACCGGATCATGGAAATGTACGGCTGCACCGCTACCCCCAACGAGGGCGTGAAGTGGTCGCCGGACGAGCAGTTCCGCCGCATGGCAGAGCTGGAGCGCAGTCACCCGTGGCTCAAGGGACGGGAGATCGTGGACAGTGTGGCAGACCCGGCTATCTGGGACGCTTCACGGGGTGAGAGTATTGCCGAGACTGCCACGCGGTACGGTATCTACTTCTCCCCCGGCGACAACCAGCGTATCCCCGGCTGGATGCAGGTGCACTACCGGATGCAGTTCGACGAGAACGGCTATGCCCGGATGTATGTGTTCAACTGCTGCAAGGCGTTTATCCGCACCATCCCGCTGATGATGTACTCCGAGACAAAGCCGGAGGATCTGGACACCGATCTGGAGGATCATGTGGCCGACGAGGTGCGGTATATGTGCATGTCACGGCCCATCAAGCCGGTGGTGCCGGTGAAACCGAGGATCATACTCAGCGACCCGCTGGATATGTTCAAGAGGCGATAGGAGGAACATATGGAAGAAACCAAGACAATGGAAGCTCCGCAGGCGGCGGCCATCGGGGCAGAGCAGGTGAAGAAGCTGACGGCGGTCTTGCAGAAGTACAAGACCGGGAAGAAGCGCACGGAGCAGCGGATCGTGGCCAGTGAAAACTGGTGGAAGCTGCGCAACGACGCCGAGGAGAGCGGCGACAGCCTGACCATGGCCAAGGAGGGCTTCAAGAGCGCGTCGGGCTGGCTGCACAACGTGATCGTCAGCAAGCACGCCGACGCCATGGAGGCGTACCCCGAGCCCAACATCCTGCCACGCGAGGAGGACGACCGGGCCGAGGCCCACATCCTGACGGCCATTATCCCCTGTGTGCTGGAGCAGAATCAGTTTGAAAAGACCTATTCCGACGTGGCGTGGCAGAAGATCAAGAGCGGCACCGGCGTGTACAAGGTGGTGTGGGACAAGGGCAAGCTCAATGGGCTGGGCGACATTACCATCAGCAAGGTGAACCTGCTGAACCTGTACTGGGAGCCGGGGATCACCGATATCCAGCGCAGCCGGTACTTCTTCCATACGGAGCTGATGGACAAGGATCTGCTGGAGGAGCAGTATCCGGAGCAGCTGAAGGGGAAGCTGACAGGGCAAAGCTTCCTGTCTACCCGCTTCCTCTACGATGACACGGTGTCCACCGACGGTAAGGTGACGGTGGTGGAGTGCTACTACCACAAGTATGTGCAGGGCCGGAAAACGGTGCAGTACGTGAAGTACGTCAACGAGCAGGTGATCTTCGCCACGGAGAACGATCCGGCGCTGGCCCGGCGGGGACTTTATGACCACGCCATGTATCCCTATGTGTTCGACGCGCTGTTCCCCATTGAGGGCAGTCCCTGCGGCTACGGCTTTGTGGATATCTGCCGCAATCCTCAGACGTGCATCGACCTGCTGAACACCAGCTTCGTCAAGAACGCCATGGCGGGTGCTACGCCCCGGTATTTCAAGCGGCAGGACGGCGGCGTCAATGAGAAGGAATTCCTTGACCTGACCAAGAGCATCGTCAACGTAAACGGCAATCTGGGGGAGGACAGTCTGCGGCAGATACCGTTCCAGCCGTTGGACGGCGTGTATGTCAACTACCTCGACCGGATCATTCAGGAGCTGCGGGAGACCAGCGGCAACACGGAGACCGCCACTGGCTCCACCAGCAGCGGCGTGACGGCGGCCAGCGCCATCGCCGCCTTGCAGGAGGCCAGCGGCAAGGGCAGCCGGGACAGCAGTCTGTCCGCCTACCGGGCGTACACGGAGCTGGTGAACCTGAGCATTGAGCTGATCCGCCAGTTCTACGACATGCCCCGGAAGTTCCGCATTGTGGGACAGTACGGCATGCAGCAGTACATTACCTATGACAACAGCGGTCTCAAGCCCCAGGCGCAGCTCTCCATGGTGGAGGGTATGGGCGACCGGCTGCCGGTGTTCGATATCAAGGTCAGCGCCCAGAAGAAGAACGTGTACACCAAGGTGAGCCAGAACGAGCTGGCCCTGCAATTCTTCCAGATGGGCTTCTTCAATCCGCAGCTGACGGATCAGGCGCTGATGTGCCTTGACATGATGGAGTTCGACGGCAAGGACGGCGTGATGCAGAAGGTGAGCCAGAGCGGCACTATGTTCCAGAAGCTGATCCAGTACATGCAGTTGTCCTTGCAGCTGGCGGCCAAGGCCGCGCCGGAGATGGTGCAGGGGTTGAGCAATGACATCATGCAGACTATGGGCGTGACGCCCGTGAGCGGCGGTGCTGTTGCCGTGCCTGCGGAAAAGACGGATGCAGAGAAGGAGCCTGCCATTGTGGAGAACGCCAGAGCACGCAGCAACGACAGCGCCCAGCCGGACGGCGGGGCCGTGACAGGGAGGGCAAAGGATAAATGATCGATGTGACCTATGACCGGAAACGGCTGATCGTGAAGGTGAAGGGCCACGCCCACAGCGGCGAGGCGGGCCATGATCTGGTGTGCGCCGCCGCCAGCATTCTGGTGTATACACTGGCGGCCAATGTGACGGAGCTGTGCGCAGACCGGCGGAGAGTGCGGCGGCCTGTGCTGGAGATCAAGGAGGGAAACGCCACCATTTCCTGTGCGCCGGTGCACGGCATGCAGGCGGTGACAACGCTGGTGTTTGATACTGTGTGCGCGGGCTTTGACGTTTTGCAGCAGCAGTATCCGAAAAATCTGACGTATCGGGTGATTTAGTGGTGGGATAGAGATTCCTGTGGGCAATGGTGTAAGCTATACTTGCCTTTCATTTTCACCTCCTTTCTATGGCCGCCTGCCGGTGGGCGGCATCAGTACACCGGCACCATATGCTGCGGTAGCTCAGTGGCAAGAGCGCTTATCCGGACAAGGGTGCGCAGGTTCAAGTCCTGCCCGCAGCGCCATACTCCATCGACTCGCCGGTCGTAAGCGGCAGAATTTCAGGAGGAAAATTGTATGACCATTCTTTTTAAGTGGCTGGGCTTGCAGCTGTTCGCCGAGGGCGGCGACGGCGGCGAGGGTACGGCTGCGACAACGGGCGATAATGCTCCCGACGCCGGGGAGACGCGCCTTCGGGAGCTGGGTGTGCCCGAAAGCGTGCTGGCAAAACGGGCGAAACGGGCCAAAGCAGCCCCTGCGCCGCGCATGGAACAGCCTGCCCCCAAGCAGGAGGCCGCGCAGCAGGAGCAGCAGCCCACCGATCAGCAGGACGCCGCTGCCGAGAATCCCGCACCCGAGGGAGACAATGCAGCCCCGGCCCGGATGAGCTGGGACGAGATCATGGCAGACCCGGAGTACAACAAGCAGATGCAGTCCGTCATCAAGGCGCGGCTCAAGACCGCCGGTCAGGCAGAGGACACGCTGAGCAAGCTTTCTCCGGCGCTGGAGCTGGTGGCCCGGAAGTACGGGCTGGACGGCAAAGACCCGGAGGCGCTGGCAAAGGCCATTTCGGAGGACGATTCCCTGTATACAGAGAAGGCCGAGGAGATGGGCATGTCGGTGGCGGCGGTGAAGCAGATCGAGCAGCTGCAGCGGGACAACGCCCGATTGCAGGCCCAGAACGAGCAGACCGCCGCACAGCAGGCGTTCAACGCCCACATGGAGAACCTTCACCAGCAGGGCGAGGCGCTGAAAAAGACGTTTCCGTCCTTTGATCTGCTGGAGGAGCTGAAAAACCCCGTGTTTTCCCGCATGACCTCGCCCAACAGCGGTTTGAGCGTGGAGGATGCCTACTACGCCATCCACCGCAAGGAGATCCAGCAGGCCGCCATGCAGGCGGCAGCGCAGAAGACGGCGGAGCAGATGTCCAACGCCATCCGATCCGGTCAGGCCCGTCCCGTGGAGAACGGGACACAGGCACAGGCTCCCTCTGTGACCACATTTGACTATGCCCATGCTTCCCGTGAGCAGCGTGAGGCGCTGAAGCGCCAGATCAGGGAAGCTGCGGCCAGAGGGCAGAAGATCTATCCCGGCAAGTAAGCCGCGCTTCTCCCTCTGTGACGACGAGAGGAGAATTGTACATGAAAACTATCGCAACCAAGCTGATGGTCTTTGCCATCAATTTGCAGCTGTTTGCCGACGCGGGCACTGTGGTGAACGCCACCGGCAACTATGTGAACGCCTATGACGGCACCACCACCGCCTTTTCCGGCGCCAACACGCTCAGCGGCGAGCTGAAAACCTTCTACGACACGGAGCTGCTGGAAAACGCCCGTGTGGAGCTGGTGTATGCGCAGTTTGCCAAGAAGCAGCCTCTGCCCAGAGGCCGGGGCAAGACCGTGGAATGGCGCAAGTGGAACACCTTCGCCCGTGCCGGTAAGCTGACCGAGGGCGTGATCCCCACCGGCCAGAAGTTCGGCATGAGCGTCAAGACCGCTTCCATCGACCAGTACGGCACCTTCGCCGCTGTGTCCGACCAGTTGGAGCTGCACGCCTATGACGACGTGATTCTGGGCGCTACCGAGGAGATGGGCGCATCTCTGGCGGAGACGCAGGAGGTGCTGATCCGCGACGCGCTGCTGACCAACACCAACGTGCTGTACTGCGACAATGTGACCGAGGACGGCACCTTCGTGTCCACCCCCACCTCCTGCGCCACCATGGCGGCGGGCGGCACCACCGGCAGCAGCGACAGCGCCACCCCCAACGGCTGGGCCAAGCTGACCCCCGACATGGTGGCCAAGGCCGTGACCAAGATGAAGAAGGATCGCGTGCCCATGATCCACGGCAAGTACGCGATGGTGATCCACCCCAGCGTGGCCTATGACCTGCGCAAGAGCAAGGACTGGGTGGAGGCCCACAAGTACGCCGCCACCACGGAGCTGTTCAACGGCGAGATCGGTGAGCTGCACGGCATGCGCTTCATCGAGGATGTGTTTGCCCCGGTGCTGACCGGCAACAACTACAAGAATAAGGCCAATGGCGCCACCTACGCCTGCTATGCCTTCGGCAAGGATTCCTTCGGTATTATTGATCCCGACGGCGGCGGCGCGGAGATGATCGTTCACGACAAGAGCGAGATCGGCGGCCCGCTGAACCAGTTCAGCACCATCGGCTACAAGTTCGAGACCAACGGCGCCACGATGCTGTACCCCGAGCGCATGCTGCGCGTGATGGCGGTGTCCAGCTACAGCGCCACCGATACGGCCAACTGACGACCCATGAGGGGCAGGGAAAGCCCTGCCCCTCTCATACTGTAAGGAGGACAACATGGCAGATAATAACGTGAATATGCAGAACCCTGACGGCGTGCAGGTCGACCCTGCCGCTTCCACCACCCAGCCAGAGGAGAAGAAAACCAGAAAGAAAGCCGCGCCTGTGGAGGAGCGGGTGGAGGTATATATCCCCCGCGGACAGTCCAACGACGACCCCAACTTCTTTGTCAGCGTGAACAGCACCAACTACCTGCTGCCCAAGGGCAAGAAAAGCATGGTGCCCAAGTGTGTGGCGGAGGAGATTCGCCGGGCCTTTGAGGCACAGGAGATGCTGGAGCAGAAGAAGGAAGAACTGCTGGAGGCTGCCAAGCAGCCCCAGTAACAACAGGACACAAGGAAGGGGAGCGGCGGCTCCCCTTTTTTCAAAGGAGGATATGACGATGACCATCAATGAAGCGGTGGAGCTGGTTGACCGCATGAAGCCCAACCAGTACGACCACGAGACAAAGGTGCGGTGGCTCAGTAAGCTGGACGGGATGATCTTCTGGGAGGTCATCGCCACCCACGAGGGCAGCACGCTGACGCAGTTCGACGGCTACGGGGAGGCCGACCCGGACACGGTGCTGCTGGTGCCGTATCCCTACGACGAGGATATCTACAACTATTTCCTGCAGTCCCAGATCGACAAGGAGAACGGGGAAATGGCCAAGTATAACCAGAGCGTGGTGCTGTACAACAATGCCTATCAGACGTTCTGGAACTGGTACAACCGGACGCATGTGCCGCTGCCTGCGGAAGCGGCCTTCCGGTTTTGAGAGGAGGGGCGCAGTATGCCGTATTTTCCCACCGTGGAGGAGACCAAGACCGCGCAGCAGGTGACGGACGTGTTCCAAGGCTATCACCACGACCTGCGGATCGGGGACGGGGAATTCTATGAGATGCAGAACCTGACGGCTGACCACTATCCCATGCTGGCCAGCCGGAACCGGCGGGGCGTTCTGGACGCCACGCTGACCGCACCGGGCGGTATGCTGGCAAAGGAGGCACTGGCCTATGTGGACAACGGAAAGCTCTACTACAACGGCTATGAGATCGTGGGCCTGAGGCTGACGGCGGGCGAAAAGCAGCTGGTGAGCATGGGTGCGTATCTGCTGATCTGGCCGGACAAGAAGTATCTCAACACCAAGGATATGAGCGACTTCGGCGACATGGAAAACACGGTGGCTGTTTCCTGCGCGGAATCCAATGTCCGGTATGATATCTGCGACGCGAACGGCGCCGTGATACAGGACATTGCTACCACGCAGCCGGAAGAGCCGGAGGGCGGCCAGTATTGGCTCGATACCACGCAGACGCCCCATTCTTTGCGGAGATATAGCGTTTCCTCCGCGACATGGGCCACGGTTCCCACGGTATATGTCCGCATACAGGCGACAGGTATCGGCATGGGGTTCAAGCAGTATGACGGCGTGAAGCTTTCCGGGATTGCCTATCCCGGCGAGAGCGCGGCTGTAAAGGAGCAGTATGACGCGCTCAACAGCACAAAGGCCATCTATGCCGTTGATCCGGAGAACAACTACATCGTGGTGGTGGGCCTTGTTGACGTGGCGGTGACGCAGACCACAGGCACTGTGACGGTCTCACGCAGCGTACCGGATATGGACTATGTGTGTGAGAGCCAGAACCGGGTGTGGGGCTGCAAGTACGGCATGGTGGACGGCAAGGCCGTGAATGAGCTGTACTGCTGCGCACTGGGCGATTTCAAGAACTGGAACCGATTTCTGGGCATCGCCACCGACGCGTGGGCCGCATCCGTGGGTTCGGACGGCGCGTGGACAGGTGCGGCCAACTATCTGGGCTACCCCACGTTCTTCAAAGAGAATGTGATCCACCGGATCGCTATCAGCTCTGCGGGCGCCCATCAGGTGACAGAAACGGTGGGACGCGGCGTACAGAACGGCAGCGGCAAAAGCCTGTGCGTGGTGAACGAGGTGCTGTATTACAAGGCCCGTGAGGGCGTATGCGCCTATGACGGGAGCTTCCCCTCCGCTGTGGGAGAGGCGCTGGGAGATGTGCGCTATCACAATGCCGTGGGCGGCGGGTGCGGCGGAAAGTACTACCTGTCCATGCGGGATGGGGCCAACGCGTGGCACATGTTCTGCTACGACACGGCAAAGGGCCTGTGGCACAGAGAGGACGATCTGCATGCGCTGTGCTTTACCCAGATGGACGGGGAGCTGTACGCCATCGACGCGGAGACAAAGCAGCTGCTTGCCCTGCATGGCAGTCAGGGTACGCCGGAGACGGCGGTGAAGTGGGCGGCGGAGACGGGCCTGATCGGCTATACAACGGTGGAGCAGAAGTATGTGAGCCGGTTCAACCTGCGGATGCTGCTGCCGCGAGGGTCAAGGGCGGATATGTATATCCAGTACGATTCGGACGGCGTGTGGCATCACTGCGGCCACATGGAGGGCGTGGGCACAAAGAGCTTTCTGCTGCCAGTGCGGCCCCGGCGCTGCGACCACTTCCGGCTGAGGATAGAGGGCGAGGGCGAGGTTCGGGTATACTCATTTGCAAAGATACTGGAAACGGGGAGTGACGCATAATGGTGAAGCTGTCCACACCGCCCATGGTGGCGGGGAAGTCCGCCGAGGAGCTGGTTTCTGTGCGGCGCTACCTGTTCAGGCTTGTGGAGGAGTTAAACATGAGCCTGAACAGCCTGACAGTGGAGAATTTTACCCCCGCTGCCGCCAAGGAATTGGGCGGGGGTTCCCTCACAGAGCAGGCGAAGCAGGAGATCAGCCAGACGCAGGACGAGCTGAAAAGCCTGATTATCAAGAACGCCAAGTTCGTGCGCCAAGAGATCGACAGGATCACCCACGAACTTGAGAGCAACTATGTGGCCGTCAGCGACTTCGGAACCTTCCAGCAGAATGTACAAGCGGAGATCACAGAGACGGCAGAAGCGCTCCAAAGAGACATAACGGCCACCAGTGAGATCGTTGACCACTACATTTCCACGACAAACGGCTATATCCGGCAGGGTGTTGTGGGGTATGACGGCCTTACGCCCCTGATCGGTATTGCCATCGGGCAGGACATTACGGTGACGGGACTGAAAGAGACCGTCAACGGTGTGGAATATGACATCATCGACAAGTCGCACAACATGTCCATCTGGACGACGCAGAAGCTGTCTTTCTACGTCAACGGCAACGAGGTGGCCTACTTCGCCAACAATGCGCTGACGGCAAGCAGAATGTCGGCCGGAAGTCTGGAGGTGGCGGGGAACTGGGCTATTGACGGAAGTAACGGCCTTGCATTTAAGTGGATCGGAGGTGGGACGTAATGGCGTCAACAGTTTGGGGGACTGAGCCTCCCATCACCATCAGCGTATCGGATGATATTTCCAGATTATCGTCTGACAGCGAATACTACTCAGGGACTGTGACGGTTTCCGGCTCCTTTGGACAGGCTCCCGACCACACATGGACATATGAATACTGGATCGAAGTAACGGTAAACGGTACGACGAAGCTGCTGAAGAACAACACCACAGGCTCTATCCGATGGTCGAACTCGATATCTTTCCCGATATCCGGGGCGACAACGGCAAGCAGCATTTATCTTTCCATCAATGTACATCCGCAAGGCGGCAGCAGAGGCGACCTGGATATGTCCTACCGGACGAGCATCGGCACATATGTCCCGCCTGCTACAGAGCCTGCGTCTGTCCCCACGCTTTCGGCGGCGTCCACCAAGCTGGGCACGGGCGTTATCATCTACACCAACAGGAAGAATACGAGCTACAGGCATACGCTTACCTATGCGTGTAACGGCGAGACGGGAACAATTGCAACAAATGTGACCTCGAACTATACATGGACGCCGCCGACAAGTCTTATTGATAAGGTCACATCGGCGGGCACACCGTGCGCGATCACCTGCACGACCTACTATAACGGCAATGAAAGAGGAGCAAATATCGTCTCGCTGATCCTGTACCCGCCAGACGATGCGCTGCCTGAGGTGGAAAGCGGCTGGTACACGGTGGTGAGAGAGAATGTGCCTGCCGCTGCTGGAATTGAGGACTGGATAAAGGGCTTTTCCAAGGCCGTTGTCACATTTGACGCGTCCAAGGTATCTCCGAAATACGGATCTTCGGTAAGCGGGTTTTCTGTGACCTACGGCGGCTTTACAACGGCGGCGGTGGATAATGCGGCCAAGACGGGAATCCTCTCCGCTACGTCTGCCGTTATCATTGTGAGAGTAACAGACAGCAGAGGGTTCAGCACGACCGAAAACCACACGATCACTTTGCTGGACTACGCGCCGCCCACGATCACGGACATTTCCGTTTTCCGCAGCGACAGCCAGATGCAGCCCAAAAATGACGGCAGATACCTGTGCGCAAAAGGCACGATCAACTACACGGGGCTTAATGGCAAGAACAGCGCGGAGCTGAAAGGCGCATATAAGCAGTCCGGTGCTTCCTCCTATGGCGCGGACGTTTCCATGCAGGGCGGCATACCGAAACTGGTCAACAGCACGGAGGTAAACGATGATAAGAGCTACATCGTCAGGCTGAAGGTAACGGACGCCCTTGGTACGGAGACGGTATACGAGCAGATGGTTCCCACCAAATCCGTGGCTTTCCACCTGAAAGCGGGAGGAACGGGCGCTGCTTTCGGGCAGATTGCTGAGTATGATGATGTGCTGGCAGTGTGGTGGGATATCCACGCGAACGGAAATGTGCAGATACGCGGCAATGTTTCGGCGGGCAACCTGAAAGATGTTGTGATCGAGCAGGGCGAAAGCGGCAGCTGGACATACCGCAAGTGGGCAAGCGGGATCTCGGAAGCATGGTGGCACTCCGGCAGTTTAGGGGCTGTTTCTCTGGAAGAGGTGGAGGACGGCGTGTTCAGTGCGGACAATATCAAAGACGCTTCTGTGGATCTGCCGGATGGCGTTTTTGCCGCTGCGCCGGTCTGCTGTACCGCCAATGCCCTGACCAACACTTACGCGAACGCGCAGGCATGCGCTGTCACCGCTGCCGCCGTGAACTACCGTGTGTGGCAAAGCTACGGCGGCAGCGTGATAATCAACGATGTTCACATCCATTGCATCGGCAAATGGAAAAATTCCGAAGAAGGAGAATGATGACCAATGGCGACATATAACAAGCTTTCCATCGGCTCCAGCGGCGAGGAGGTGCGCAAGCTCCAGAACGCGCTGATGAGCGCGGGCTATGACGTGGGCAGCAGCGGCGCGGACGGCAAGTTCGGCCCGTCCACCAGCGCCGCCGTGAAGAAATATCAGAAGGACATGGGGCTTTCCGTTGACGGTGTTGCCGGGAAAAACACGCAGGGGGCGCTGTATGGGAACAGCGGCAATACCACCGGGAAAAGCATGGTGCCCAGCAGCACAGGCACGGTGCGGCCGACAACGCGCACCACCACGTCCAAAACCCCGACGCTTACCTATGACGCGGCGGGGGATCAGGCGTATCAGGAGGCATTGAAGGCGCTGCTGGAGGCCCAGAAGAACGCCCCCACCTACGCCAACAGCTACGAGGATCAGCTGAAAGACCTGTATGACCGGATCGTGAACCGGGACAAGTTCCGGTATGACATCAATCAGGACGAGCTATACCAGCAGTACGCCAAGCAGTACGCCGAAAAGGGCCGGATGGCCATGATGGACACCATGGGGCAGGCGGCGGCACTGACAGGCGGCTATGCCAGCACCTACGGGCAGGCGGTGGGCCAGCAGCAGTATGACGCCTATTTGCAGCAGCTGAATGATGTGGTGCCAGAGCTGTACCAGATGGCCTATCAGCAGTATCAGGATGAGGGCGACCGGATGCAGCAGCAGTATGGCATGCTGGGTAATCTGGCAGACGATGAGTACAGCAAGTACCGGGACGCCTACAACCAGTGGCTGACGGAACGTGACTATGCCCAGGGCAACGCGGACACCGCCTATGACCGGGGGTATAACCAGTGGCTCCAGCAGTGGAACCAGTTCAACACGGACAGAAATTACCAGCTGGAGAAGGAGAACGCCGACCGGCAGTATCAATTGCAGCTGGAGCAGTTCCGGTGGCAGCAGGAGCAGGCGGCACAGGCGGCTGCGGCGGCAAAGAGCAGCGGCGGAGGAAGCTCCAGCGGCGGTTCCGGCGGCAGCAAGAACGCGGGGAGTTCTTCCTACAAGGACACCACCGCGTACAGCAGGGCGCTGGCCTATGCAAAGGCGGGGGCGCAGTCCCGCCGCACAGCGAACCTGCTGAACGGGTTCGTGCAGCGGGGCGAGATCACCGCCGCCCAAGCGGAACAGATCATGAACGAACTGTATTAACATAGGAGGTCAACACATGGCGGGATTTGATCCGAGTAAATACGGCAGTAAGAAGAGCAAAATCTACGGGAGCAGCGCTGCGGATACGAGGGTGGACAGCGGCACGGAAACCGGGTTTGACCCCAGCAGATACGGCGACAGCAAGAGTAAGCTCTATTCCCCCGGCAGCATGGTGATTACGCCGGAGCCGGTGGAGACACAGCAGAAAAAACGGGAGAGACAGGTAGTCTCTCCCTACGGTACGTTTCTGGGGGGATTCTCCTTTGCCGGAGATCGGCAGAAAACCGCCAAGGAGCTGGCGGACGAAAAGGCGCAGCAGGAGTTGTCTGAGCAGGAGTACCAGCGGCTTTTGGGGCTGGAACTGGACAAGTACCGCACCGAGGTGGAAAAGGCCGGAAAAAAGGCGCAGGAGGAGAAAGCGCCCTATAACATCCATGCTTTCGGCGGCTATGACGCCAACCGGACGACGGAGGCGGAGCGGCAGTATGCCGCCATGAAGGCCGATCTGAACAAGGCGGAGAGCCTGCAATACGACGTGAAGGGCCGCGAGGCGCTGGACAAGCTGACGGAGGAGCAGACTGCCGCGCTGGAGGTGCTGGCAAGCACAGAGGGTGTTCCGGCCGCCGCGGCGCAGGCTGACTATGACCGAAAGGTTGCTGCGCGGGAGACACTGTTGGCGTCCGGTCTCTCGGAGGACGAGCTTTCCCAGCTGGTGAACTATCAGCGCAATATTCCCAAGCGGGAGAAGAATGCGGAGCGGTACGCCAAGGTACAGGAGATGGCGCGGAATGAGGGCGAGAAGTCGCCTATTGGCGGCACGTTGCTGTCCGTCCCTGCCAACCTTCTGAGCGGCATTGGCACGGTATACACGGCGGTGGAAAAGCTTCGGAATCCCGATACCCCGGCGGACTACCATTCCCCGGCCATGCTGCCCTATGCCTACGCCAGCGGTGTGCGGGGCGAGGTGACGAAAAATCTCCAGTATGACCACGGCGACGCGGCGGCGTTTGCATATGGTGTGGGTACGTCCATGCTGGACAGCGCGGCCACGGCGGCGCTGGCGGCGCTGGGCGTTCCGCCTGCTGCCGCTTCGGCCACGCTGGGCGGCGCGGCGGCCACCGACGCGATGGTGGCGGCAAAGGATCGCGGACTGGACGACAGCCACGCCATTGTCACCGGTGTGGCGGCGGGCGTGATGGAAAGCTTCTTTGAGAAGGTAAGTCTGGAAAGCCTGATCCACATGAAGCTGCCCACGGGCACGGCAAAGCAGAAGCTGGCCGGAATGCTGAAAAATGCCGCCATTCAGGGCGGTATCGAGGGCAGCGAGGAGATGTTCACCGACCTTGCCAATTTGTGGTGGGATAAGGTGATCAACGGTGACATGGCCGACGTGGAGCAGCGGATCAATGCCTACATGGCAGGCGGCATGAGCCATCAGGAAGCACAGCAGAAGGTCGTGGGCGAGACGATCAAGGACATTGCGCTGGACTTCGGCGCCGGTGCGCTGGCCGGTGGCATTATGGGCGGCGGCAACATGGCGGTACAGACCGCCGTGCAGCACAGCAATGAGCTGACAGCGGAGCGGTATCGCCAGTTCTTGCAGGAGGCCGGGGTGCAGCTGGATGACCGGCAAAGCGCGGAGGACACGGCCTTGACAGAGGCTTCCGACAAGTACGGGGCGCAGGCGGAGGTGTTCCGCAGCACCTATGCCGAGGGGCAGGACGTGGTGCTGTATGATTCGGCGTACCGGATCGCCTATGAGTACGGCAAGGCGGGAGCCAAGGAAGAGGCCGTGATGCAGCAGGAGGATCTGAGCTATCTCAGCGAGACCCAGCGGAAGATCGCCTATATCGCAGGCCGGGAGGCTGCGGCGTGGCAGAACGGGCTGGGCGAGAACGGCGGCAAGGCGTGGGCCGAGGTGCAGAACGCCGACGTGGAGAGCAAGGGCAAGCTGCAAGCGGGTTTTACCGTTCTCTATCAGGCGGGACTGCGGCGGGAATCTGCTGCCAACGTGAAGAGCGAGGCGGCCAGCGCACTGCCCCAGAGCGTGCAGACGGCGGCCTATGAGGCGGGCCTTTCCGACGCGGCGGCCAGTCTTGCCCGTGAAAAGGCGGGGCTGGATTTCGTGAGCAGCGCAGGCAGCGAAAGCGGCCTTGTGAACAACGAACACGCCCGGAAGATGGCCAAGGATCAGGCCGGTACGGCGGCGCTGCTGAACACGCTGGGCAAGAATCTGGGCGTGCGTATCGAGATGGTGGACACGATCTCCGGCGGCAAGGCCAACGGCGTGTACATTTCCAGCCGCAACCTCATTCAGATCGCCGCTGACGCCAACACCGCCGTGGAGTATGTGGCGGCCCACGAGGTGACACACCGGATGCAGGAGCTGGCCCCGGAGGAGTACCGCGTCTACCGTGACCACGCCATGAGCTACCGCGCAAAGGTGCTGGGCGAGGAAACCACCGCCGGTATTGTGGCGGAGTATATGGTCAGAGCCGAAGATGCGGGCGTGAAGCTGACGCAGGAGGAGGCCATGGACGAGATCGCCGCCGACTTCACCCACGACATGATGGAAAACGGCAATCTATTTGAGGACTTCGCCAAGGAGAACCGCAGCGGGGCCAAGAAGCTGCTGGACGCCCTGAAAGCCTTTATCGCAAAGGTGAAGTCTCTGTTCCGCAGCAAGACGGCGCAGGACAGGGCCGCACAGGACGCCTACGGCAAGAGTATGGCCCAGCTGGAGCAGTGTGTAGCGCTGTGGCAGAAAGCCTATGACGCGGCGGGAAAACAGGCCCAGAAAGCAAAAACCGCCGCCCGCGAGGGCGACGGTGAGGGACGGTATCAGTTAAAGAGCTTCAGCGAACAGGCGGTTTCTACGGCGCTGTACGATGCGTTGAGCGAAAAGGCCACCCGCCAGAACCAGCTGATCCCCGTCAGCGTTATGCCGCGCTATATCAGTGAGAAACTGGGAATCGGTGGCGACATTTATATCCAGCGTGACCACGCCTATGAAAACATGGTCAGCAAGGAGCAGGCCATTCAGGATGGCCGCCCGACGCAGCGCAAGGGCGAGGACGTCCATTTCCATGATTTGGGTGTGGAGAAAATGACGCGGGCTATTATGAGCATCAACGAGCCGACAATGACCATCGCCACAAAAACGAAAGATGGGAATCCTGCTGTTATTATGATGCTGCCGGAATACGGAAGCAATGACGCGCCACTGTACGCTGTGCTGAGTTTTTATTCCAGTAAAAGTCTAAACGGAGACTTCTCTGTGCGCCCACACGTTGTGTTGACGATTGCAGAGCGGAATTTCTTTGAAGATGGAGGCCGTGTTGGTTGGGATGAAGTAATATATAACGCAATTAATGATGGTAGAGTGTTAGATTTCAACAAAAAAGAGAGACAAAACCTGACAGTGATTGCCCAGCCAGCAGGGTTGGGGAATATAACAGATGCGTCTCTCAAGAAGAATTTAGCACAGTTTCAGAAGGAAGTCAAGCGATTCAGAGAAAGTAACAATATTCGCTATCAGCTGAAATCCGCCACGGAGCTGGAGCAGGAAGTGCGGGAGCTGAAGAAGGAGCGGCGGGCACTGGAAAACCGGAACCGTGTGCTGACCGAGCGCGTGGCCAAGTGGCGCGGGGAGCTGCGGCGCACCGAGACGCCCAGCGTGCGCCCCGGCGACGTGAAGAAGCTGGGACGGCAGTTCCTCTCCGACTACGGCAGCAGCACCGATTACCGCGCCATTGAGGGCGACATGACGGCGCTGGGCAAGGCACTGATGGCCGACGACGTATCCATGGACACCCTGCGGCCCCATGCCCGTGCGGCGGCGGAGAAAATCATCGACGGGGTGCTGGTGCAGGCGGAGAGCGGCGGGGAGCTGTTGGCTATCCGCGACCACCTGAAAAACGTCACGCTGCGGTATACCGATGACGGCTCCATTCCGGATTTCAAGGACTGGCGCAGAGCCAACCGGAGGACGCTGAAGATCAGCGACAAGAGCGGCCTTTACGTGGACGTGGCGTACAGCGAGCTGACGGAGATGTTCGGCGAGGGCTATTTTCCCAGCACTATCATCCACCCCGGCGACCAGCTGCTGCGTATGAGCGAGGTGCTGGACAACGTGGGCCGCATTTATGAGAATCCTTTTGACGGCTACCGTGACGCGGCGGTGACGGAGCTTTCCGACCTGTTGATCGACGGCATGATCGGCGAGGACGTGCGGCAGAGCAATCCTACCTTTGCCGACCGGCAGGCGCTGGAGCTTCAGGAGACCAAGGCGCGGTTGACGCAGATGCTCATTAAGACCCGCGAGGGCCGTGACAGGCAGGTGGAGCGGATGCGGCGGCACTATCAGGAGCAGACCAAGGCCGGACGGGAGAGACGCAATGCCACCGCCCTGCGGGCCAAAATCGCGCGGCATACCGCCGAGTTGTCCCGGAAGCTGCTGACCCCCACGGACAAGCAGCACATTCCGGAGAAGCTGCGGCAGAGCGTGGCGGCGCTGCTGGGCAGCATCAATCAGGAGAGCGCATACAGCATCAAGCCAGGCACAGAACACTATGTGATTCGCAAGGATGGCACGCGCGGCGGCCTGTCGGGTGAGCACGTAGCGAACGGTGAGGGACTGCCCACGGCACGGACACAGGCGGCCATTGCCCTGAAAAACGCCTATGACGAAATCCTCAAGAGCGGCGAGGCGCTGGTGATCGACCCCGACCTGCTGGGCAGCGAGGGCGCGGGGCTGCTGGATCAGGTGATGGCGTTCGGCAACAAGCGGATCGCCGACATGAACAGCGAAGAACTGACCACCGTGTGGCAGGCGGTGCGGGCCATTGAGCAGAGCGTGTCCACCTTCAACAAGAATCTGGCCATTGAACGCTATGCCGGAGTGCAGGAGCTGGCGGAAGCACTGCGGGACGGCACGTTCTCCCGGAAGCGGGCCAACCGCAAGCTGGCGCTGGATCTCTATGACCCGTATACGTTCTTCTACGCCTACGGCGAGGCGGGCATGCAGGTATACCGGACGCTGCGCAACGCGCAGGACAAGCAGAATACCATGCTGAAAACCATTCAGGCAGCGGCGGAGAAGTTCATGGACAAGGAGGTTTACAAAAACCGACTGGAGCGCCATGAGTTCTTCGTGGGCGAGGACGGCCAGCGGCTGGTGCTGACCACGGGGCAGATCATGAACCTCTACAATCTGGTGGGGCGCGGCGAAC